ATACGGCTTCTGCATCCTCCTCTGATGGCTTAGCTGCATCTTCTGCTTTCTTCTCAGCAGTTGTGTCTTCGGTTGAAGTTTGAACTTTTGTAGTATAAGCAGGGTACAACATCCTAGTCAAATGGCCAATCTTTTCCATGTTGCTTTTAGCCTCGGCGATGTTATGAGCCGGGACATCCCATGCGAGAGTCAAAACCCTTTTTGTATTTTTAAAGGACGCTATTGGATCCATTCTTCCGAAAACATCTTCCGTATTCCAAGTTGACGCAAAAGATTCACTAAAATCTGTTAAAAATGCATTAAACAAAAGTGTTTTTTTTGCCGAAATCAAAGATTGAAATTCTAATTGAGCACCTGTGCACTCCACATACTGATCCACTAGTAAATTTGAAGTAGGTACGGGCACTATCCAGCCCTCCCGTGTTTGTGAACGGCTTTTACAACTTTTGTTGCAAATTGTTCATCTCCAATTTGCAATTCAAATTCGTATTTCCCTTCGTTGGCGCTCTTTCTAATTTGATTTGCAATTATTTTTCCTATCTTTTCTGCATTAAGAGTTTCAGAGGAACGGCTTGATGTCAAGCTTCTTGAGGCGTTTGCTGACATCGATGTTGATGCTTTGGTAACCAATGAGGTGACTCTTGCTCCAGATCTCACCTGAGACAAGTCAGATAAATTTTCCAATGTAGAGGTTATTTGGAGCCTTCGATCTCCCGAGCCCAGAGCATTATCGATCTCTCTGATCGCTTGGGCAATTTTACTAATGGACAATGCAGCTTGATCAATTTGAATAGTGTTGATGATATCCATTGTTTCTGAAATATTTTTTATATACTCTGCTTGATATTGCATGTAGGCGGCCATTGCAACTGCTCCGGCAGCAACGGAGGCAACCACGCCCAATAGTATTTTAGCCCCGATGATAGCAGGCGGTATACCTATCAATGCAGCCGCGCCGGCGAAAAGAAACATGGCGAATCCAAGCTCTGCCATTGCTGCTGCTGCTTCCCCAACTCCGGGTCCGGCTTTGTTCATGCCTTCCATAAATTGTTCCATTCCGGGAGCGGCCATCTTAACAGCTAAGCCCATTAAAAATAAGGCTCCGCCTATTCCAATAATCAATCCGGTAACACCAGCAGCAACAGGGCCCAAAGCGCCAATTGCCCAAATCATTCCAACAAGTGCAATAGTGAGACCTAAAACTGCGAGTGCGCCATCGGAGCCTGTTTTCGCTAACTCGGCGGCACCGGTTGCAAAAACACCTATCCCGGCAGCGGCGGCGCCTACTGCGGAGCCTATTAGAAACATAGCTCCGGCAATACCCAAAAGTGCAAGCAACTGGGGACCTGTCATAGCGGCGGCGGCAACACCCAAGACAACCATCAAGACTCCTAAGCCAGTGGCAACGCCGATAAGTATATCTTTCAAATTTGCGATTTCCTCGCTTGACATATCTTTAAGAGCATTTGCTAATGACGCAATTCCACCGACAAGTGCGCCGGCGCCAAGCAGTGCCAAGCCTATAGCGGCGCCCATGACCATTATACCTTTGGCAGCGAATCGTGATGAAGTCCCTACAGACCTATTAACAATAACAGTTTGCGCTTTAATAACATTATTTGTCTGCTGTTGAACTGCTTCTTTAACCAAAGCAAATCTAAAAAGGTTAACGATTCCGGTTAGCCCTCTCCACACAAAAGTCATTGCAGCCATTACGGGCATGGAAATACGAAGAATTGCATACCACTTCAAACCAGTCTTGATCATTTCCTTGTTTTCTTTAATCCAGTCGACAACTTCTTTGGTTCCGTCCATCAAAGACATTACAAAATCTTCATTTGCGACAAATAGTTCAGAAAACGCAATCTTTAGCTTATCCATAATAGGTTGAGCTTCTTTTATTGCGTCATTTAGTTTCTTGGTTGAGTCTTCTTGTTTTTGCATCTCAATCTGATATTGTTGATATTCAGCCATTGACATGCCAAAAATATTATTAGCCTCGGCCATATCGGTGATACCGACTGAGGCTGCGATTGCTTTTTGGGTGTATCTATCTAAATCCTTAAAAGAGCGCCCGCCAAGTTGAATTTGTTGGATTATTGTTTCAACCCTTTCTTCTTCAGTCATCTGTATCATTGAAGTGGTTGAAATTTGAGTTCCCAATATTGCATTAAGCTTTCCTGCTGCTTCGGCTGCGCCGGCAAAAGTATCAAATTTGCCCGCAACATCAAGCAGTGATTTTACATCAACATTTGCAGCCTTAGCGGCGGCGGCGAGTTTAAGAAAAATACCTTCGGCTTTTCCACCATAAACAGCTAATTTTGGTATTGCAGCAACAAAAGATTTGGACATTTGATCAACGCTTATATCAATCGATGTTCCCATCATAAATATCTTTTTTGTAATATTCTCTGCTATTTCGGGTGTTTCACCGGCTATTTTATTGAAAAAATGAAATGCTTTTGCTGTATTATCTAATGAAGCTCCGACCTTATTTAAAGAGGCTGCTGTTTGTGCCAACGACTTGACGGTTTTGGCGGACATCATTGATGTGTTCCCCAAGCCACGAATAAGAGCTTGAAAAGATTTACTACTTTCTTCAGCAGAAATGCCAAGCCGGGTGTTTTCTATTCGCATTTGAATCAATTCTTTACGATATTTTTGCCCCATTCCGGTCGCCGCCGAAAAACCGCTGGCTGCTTTGTCCATGCCAATAATCATTTGAATCGTTGTATTAACAATTGAATCAATTATAGATAATGGCAGCGTCAACAAGGCTGTTCCCAAAGATTTAAAAAATGTAATGGCACCGCCTTTGGCAGTAAACAAATTAGTAAATTTTAAAAATTTGCCAACCAAAGTACCAGCCATATTTGTTGAAAGTCCAACTTTTTTAGCCAATGAATCAAAGTATTGATCTGATGAGCTTTTCAGTTCTTTGTTTGCTTTGCTCATTTTTTCTAAATTTTGCAATTTTTTTCGTTGCGGATCCAATATTTGTTTCAATTTAGCCAATTCAGAATCTAATGCTGCCATTGCGGCTCGGTTTGCTTCAGAATCATTGATGGCCAATTCGGCTGCTGCTTTAGCTTTTGCATCCATAATTCTCTGCTCATGCTCATGCAAATCAATTAATGAATCCTTTTGTTCTGCGAAATCCATATAAGCTTGATTTAGTTGGTGTTGTAACCTTAGCTCCTCAGATTTCGCAGCTAAATTCTTAGCAGCTTGGGCAGGATCCTTGGTACCGACAGAAATCTTAGACTCAGTATCACCTCCCTTTTCAGCAGCTTGATCACTGTCACCAGTGGTAGGGCCGGCTGCTTTTTTTACAGCAGCCGATAATTTATTGGCCATTTCTTCTATTATTGAATCTATTTCTTTTGACATCTATGGAAATTCCTATTTAAATGGCCACTCAACGCCCGTTAATCTTGTAAAATGATTTGTTGCTTGATCTAATTCTGCTTTTGCCCTTTTAGTAATTGGGTGTGCTTTTCCATATTTAGTATAAGACACGATATAGTCCTTTTCTTTCCCAATAGCAACAGCATAAGCCTTTATATCTTGATATTTCCCCCTAATAACAAAATTAGCATTATTAAGTTCCTCCTCTTCGGACAATTTACCTTTTATTTGTAAATCATCTCCAAACATTCGACCTAGTAACCATTTTGTCCAAGACCCAACAGCCCTTAAATAATCCTCATTTAAAAGATTTTGTTTATTTGTGAAATCAACAACCATATAAAAACACTCCCTCAATAATATAATTAGTAAGATATAGAAAATGCCCTCACGGGCACCTTAACTTCTTGACTGACGAGATGCAGTTTCTTGAGCTTCCTTTTCTTGTTTGAATTGTTTTTCTAGTCGATGCAAAAACCACCGACGAAGACCGATGGGTAAATTGTATGCCTCAATAAACGACCAACCTCCATGATATTTTAATAAAAAGATTTGATCATAAACAGATTCAGAATATTTATCGGTCAGGCCAAAAAAAGTCCGTCCCGAAGGACACCTCCAGTTCTTGTTCGTGATTACAGTGCGGACAAACAAAATCTTTCACTATTTTAACATCTGGATTTATTGACATGTAAATTGTCTTCAAAAATCTCGTATCTCTTGCTGGTGCATTGGCAATAAAATGATTTATAACTCTTCTTTCGGAATGGCCCTCCACAGAAGCTATCATTTGTTTATATTGTTCTGTCATGTTGACTTCGGCAAATCCACGTTTTTTGGCATCTGTTGTAGCTTTCATAACATTTGCTTCATTTTGACCAGTCATCAATCGCAACTCAACTCGAAATTTTGAAACTGGGACTGTTACCAAATAAGTACCTTTTTCAGTTGCCTGTACATCTCCAATATCAGGAATTTTACCATGCCAAACTTTTGGTGATTTAAGATCAAAATTTTGTTGTGATTTTTCTCCGCAGGAAGGGCAGGTGGCGAGAGTTTCATAAATTTCACCAAAACCAGACATTCTGGCGGCGATAATAATAGCATTTCTATCACCCGTCAAGAGACTTGAAGTTTTAATTGTTTTATCGAGAATTATACTTTCTAGAAATTTTTCTAGAGCCAAGCCTTTTTTGACCAAAGTTCGAGAAGTTAAAATATCCTCTTCTTTGGCTGTCATATATTTAATCTCAACTGTTTCTTTGTTGCATAAGGGGTGGTCTGGTGGGTACCCTTTTCCCTTGGAAGGAAGCTCAACGTAATCAGTTGGTGTAACAAACTCCAACGGAGATCTTTTGTGATCAGTTGGCTCCGCAGCTTCTAAAGCTGCGGTAGGATCTGGGCTTGGTTGTGCTCCAGATCTATTATCATTTCTACTCATATATACCTCATTGTATTTTTAATTATTGTGAACTAGCGGGATTATATTTTTCAGCACAATCATATCCCACCGTCAATGTAACATTTATAAATTCTGCTGAATCGGAAGAAGCATCTCCAAAGTTTGAAGACTTTATAAACCAATTTCTTAAATTCCAACCTTGCAAGTGGGCACCATTAGTATCAAATTGTTCTATAACCAACAAATGTTTATCAGAAAAAGCTCCCTTTTGTATACCAGAGCCACAAGGCTTTCCGGGACATTTATATCCCGCAGTAGACAAAGTGTCTAGAATTGAGTTCGCAACGTCACCCTTTTCAATAATGGTTATGATAACATCATTCCATGTCAAATGTCCCGGATACTTAAATTTATGATTTCCCAATTGATATGCAGTATCGTTGATCTCAAATGAAGGCAAGGTGACAGATTTGGCAAACCACCATTGTCCTTCTGGTAGCCCGGAAGAGATGGCGGTTTGTGGGTCTGGACCTTGGGCTTTAATATAGGAAATCCTATATTGAAATTGACGAACTGGTTGAAAGTCTCGATCAGCCCAAAAAGCCATAATCTATTTCCTATTGTGGAACGGCGACCACGCCGTTTATGGCTGGAGCGTCGGATTGGGTCAAAATTTCGAAAGCGCTTCCGGATTTTAGAGTTGCCCAGTCATATCTGAATTCGACTGTTACTTCCATAAGATCATCTGAATCATAAGAAGCTTCACCAAATTTCATACTCTTAACAAATGCATTATTAAGAGTCCATTCTTCCAGAGAGTTTCCATTTTCATCAATGGTGGTAATAAGAACGGCACCAACAGAAGAGCCATTAGTAGCATTCGCTTTTGATGTTGAAGACCAATGGGTCGACAGTGTTGGTGTGTTTGGAATAAAATATCCTGAATTGGCAAACATCTGTGTTAAAACATTTACTGCGTTTGGAGATACGGGATCGTAAAAAGTTATTTCACAAGTATTCCATTCAACTCGTCCGGGGTAATAAAAAGACTTATCAACAAAATTAGCTTTCACCTCGCCAACAGTAAAAGAAGGTTTTGTTGCTTTTTTGGCGAACCAAATCAAGTCGGTTGTTTGTTCCGCAGAGGAAGAATTAAACCCCTCAATCGATACTTTAAATCGAAAATTCCTTTTTGGGTCGCTGGCAGAGTTTGCCCAGAAATGTGTCATGTTTTAATATCTCCTATTTTTGCTTTATAATTTAAATAGTTCTTGGTCAAAAAATTGAGCCCTATAATACCGCATCAGATCGTGTTATTACAAAATCAACAACAATAAATTCTATTGAGCGGGCTGGTTTAACCATAACCTTAGCATACATAATATTTCTATCAACCAAATCTGGTGTGGTTGTAGTTTTATCCAAAATCAATCTGTAATCTGTTATACCACCTTCGGCTCGGACTCCATCTAAAACACGTTTAGCTTGAGCGCGGAAAGAAGCCCATGTTGATTCAATATTTTGTTCAAACAAAAAGCTATCAGCGATTCTGCCAATGCGTTTTTTGATAAACAACATCATTCTTCGCACATTGATCCTATCAAGGGCGGAACGTGTCTTTTGTAGAGTTTTTTGTCCAAACACCACTATATCATTACTAGAGGGGAATTTAGCAATCGGATTGATATTGATTGCATATAAATTATCGCGATTTCTTTTTGTCAAATGCTCCTCAGTATCTTCCACTTTCAGTCCCACATCGCTTGCACCAAGCGGAGAGAGACCGCCACGGCGGAAACCAGCAGGAGCAAACCATGGAAAAGAAACTGCGTCCGATCCAGCCATTGCACCGATTCCCGCGACAGACGGTGGCGCCATTGTTGCCGCGCCGTTAACAACCGAACCATTCAACTTAACCCAAGGGTAATAAGCGCAAGCATAGCTTGTATTTAGTCTTCTTCCTCGGAGTTTTGTAATTGTATTGATAATACTTCCATCAGTGGCTGTGTTGGCCCCATCACCTTTTGGGTTGTATCCCCCCTCGAGATCTATAACTGCCAACACATCACCTCTTTGGGCTGCGATTGACATAATTTCGTCTGTAAGAGCAGTGTTAGTAACGCCGGGGGCGGAAAGCAGTTCACCGGTGACTACTTCGGGATCTCTTATGGTATCAAGAGCTTTGTTAAAGCTATAAACAGCATAGTTTTTCTTAGATGAGGTGAAAGCTGTACCATCACCA